GCGTTTACCAAGACATTACAACCTTCGGTATAGGCGCTGTAAAAAATCATTTTAATACATCAGAAGGTATTAAGATAGATTATGTTGACCCTGCTAATCTTGTTTATTCGTATACTGAGTCGCCGTATTTTGACGATATATACTATGTTGGTGAAGTTAAGTGGATACCTATTAATGAACTTAAAAAGCAATTTCCCTACTTAACAAACGAAGATTTAAAAAAAATACAGGGTGAAAACTCTAAAACGCACCGAGGTTACGCAACAGCAGGGAATACTAATGATAATTATAGAGATAATAACAATGTTCAGGTTTTGTATTTTAATTACAAGACTTATATGAACGAAGTATATAAAACTAAAAAGACGGCTACGGGTGCTGAAAAAGTAATTGAAAGAGACGACCAATACAATCCACCTGCTGATAGTGAAGAATTTGGTAAGCTATCACAATCTTTAGAAGTTTTATACGAAGGTGCGCTGGTATTAGGCACTAAGCACTTGCTCAAGTGGGAAGTGGCTAAAAATATGTTACGTCCTAAAAGTGATTATACTAAGGTTAAGATGAATTACAACATCGTGGCACCACGTATGTATAAAGGTAAAATTGAATCCATTGTAAGTAGATGTACTGGTTTTGCTGATATGATTCAGCTTACGCATTTAAAAATGCAACAAGTGCTTTCTAAGATGATGCCTGATGGCGTTTATATGGATGCAGACGGTCTTGCTGAAATAGATTTAGGTAACGGAACAAACTATAATCCACAAGAAGCGCTTAACATGTTCTTCCAAACAGGTTCTGTTATTGGCCGCTCATTTACACAAGAGGGTGATATGAATCCTGGTAAAGTGCCTATTCAACCTTTGCAAACAGGTGCTGGTGGTCAAAAGCTACAAACGCTTATACAAACGTATAACTATTACCTGCAAATGATTCGTGATGTAACGGGTCTTAATGAAGCGCGTGACGGTTCTACGCCTGATTCAAGAGCTTTAGTAGGTGTACAAAAGTTAGCAGCCGCTAATTCAAATACCGCTACAAGACACATTCTTGATGCAGGATTGTTCTTAACTGCTGAAACAGCAGAAGCTTTATCACTTCGTATTTCAGATGTTTTAGAATACAGTGATTCTAAAGAAGCATTTATACAGAAAGTAGGTGGGTTTAACGTAGCTACACTTGAAGAGCTTAAAGAATTACATCTTTATGACTTTGGTATATTCTTAGAATTAGCGCCTGATGAAGAGCAAAAAGCTTTACTAGAGAATAATATACAAACTGCGTTATCTGCAGGTCTTATAGATTTAGACGATGCAATAGATATTCGTGAAGTTAGAAATATCAAGTTAGCTAATCAGCTATTAAAACTTCGTCGCAAGAAAAAGCTAGAGCGCGATCAAATGATGCAGCAGCAGAATATACAAGCTCAGGCACAAGCGAATGCACAAGCGCAACAGGTTGCAGCACAAGCGGAAGTACAAAAAGACCAGGCATTATTCCAAACAAAAGCACAGCTTGAGCAGCTTAAAGGACAGATGGAGCAGCAAAAAATGCAAGCAGAGGTTGCCGCTAAGAAAGAGCTTATGGCATTGGAGTTCGATTATAACATGCAGCTTAAAGGCATTGAGGTCGAAGGACAAAAAACTAAAGAGAAACAAAAAGAAGACCGTAAAGACGAAAGAACCAAATTACAAGCTTCTCAACAAAGCGAATTAATAGAACAAAGACAGAAGCAAACAGGTCCTAAAAACTTTGAATCTGCTGGAAATGACATCATTGGCGGTGGATTTGGTTTAGGAACGTTCGAACCTAAGTAATAATAACCATATATAATTATATAATATTTTATCATGAGTGAAGAATTTAAACCAACTACCAGCGTAGATGACGACGGTACAATTAAAGTAGACTTCAGTAAAAATGCCGTTCAAGAGCAAAGCACAGATGAGGTTCCTATACAAGACGAACCCGCAGTTAGCGAAGAAATACAGTCAGAAGACGTCGAAGAAACAGTTGAGCAACCTGCCGGAAAAGGCACCGTTGAAACTGATGAACCCGTTAAAGAAGCTGTAGAAGAGCAACCTGTATTACAGGAAATTACAGACGAAGAAGTTGAAGAAGTTGTTGAAGAGCTTCAAGAAGAAGTTACTGAAGCAATTGAAGAAGCAAAAGAATCTGGTATAGAATTACCTGAAAATATTCAAAAAGTTGTAGACTTTATGAATGAAACAGGTGGAACGCTGGAGGACTACGTAAAGCTTAATACCGATTACAGTTCTTTAAATGAAGAGCAATTACTTCGTGAATACTACCAAAGTACGAATCCGCATTTAGATAATGAGGACATCGACTTTATGATGGAAGATAAGTTTTCGTATGACGAAGACATTGACGACGAACGTGAAGTAAGGCGTAAAAAGGTAGAGCGTAAACAAGTATTAGCAAATGCTAAAAATCATTTAGACGGTCTTAAGTCTAAATACTACGATGAGATCAAGATGGGTTCAAAATTGAATCCTGATCAACAAAAAGCGGTTGAGTTTTTCAATCGTTATAATAAAGAAAGTGAAGAGACTGCTAAAGTAGCTAAAAGACAAGCAGAGCGATTCCAAGCAGAAAGCGCTAAACTTTTTAATGACAAATTCGAAGGTTTCGATTTTAACGTCGGCGAAAAGAAATACCGCTTTAATGTAAAGAATGCTAGCGAGGTTAAAGAGACTCAAAGCGACATTAACAATTTTATCAAGAAGTTCTTGAACGAAAAAGGCGAAATGTCAAATGCCAAGGGTTATCACAAATCTCTGTTTACGGCTATGAACGCGGATCAAGTTGCACAACATTTCTATGAGCAAGGCAAGGCTGATGCTCTTAGAACAAGTATGGCAAAAGCTAAAAATGTAGATATGGACCCGAGAGGGGTGCATAAAGAAGTTACTACATCTAATGGTTGGACTATGCGTGCGGTTGACGGCGGGGAAAGTATCTCTAAGCTTAAGGTTAAATTTAAAAAATAATTAACTCTAAAATTTATAAAAAATGAGTTTTGATACTACGCCAGATACTTTGGCAAATTTGGCGCACTTAACGCCACGTCCTATTAAAGGACTATTTGATGACAATTATTTGTCAGTTGCAGATATGGATTTTACACAACAGTTTTTACCTGAAGTGTATGAAAAAGAAGTAGAGCGCTACGGCAAGCGTACAGTAGGTGGATTCCTACGTATGGTTGGCGCTGAAATGCCAATGGCATCTGACCGCATTGTATGGTCTGAGCAAGGCCGTTTGCACATCGCTTATGACAGTTTAGGTTCTGCTGCTGATGGGCTTTCAATTACCAGCTTACCTACTGACCATGTTCTAGGCGCGGGTATGACCGTTGTAATCACAAACGGTACATTAACTGCTAAAGCGCGTATTACTGCAGTAGGTTCTACAACAGCTACTATTGAAGTATACGGCTCTTCATTAGCTTTATCTGGCGGACTAGAAAATACAAATGCCGGGGGCTCTAATCCACTAAGCTTATTTGTATTCGGTTCTGAATATGGAAAAGGAGAAGGAGAAGTTGGTAATTCTTTAGATGCTAACTTTACAACTTTTGAAAACAAACCTATCATTTTACGTGACAAGTACAATGTAAATGGTTCTGATGTTGCTCAAATCGGTTGGGTTGAGGTTACTACTGAAGCTGGTACTGGCGGTTACTTATGGTACTTGAAGTCTGAGCACGAGTCTCGCTTGCGTTTTGAGGATTACCTAGAGATGAGTATGGTTGAAGCTGAATTAGCTGGTGCTACTATGTCAGGTAATGTTTCAGGAACACAAGGTTTATTCTCTGCTATTGGTGAGCGTGGTCTTGTTTATTCAGGTGCTACATTTAATGGTGCTGGTGGTTTAGGCGACTTTGATACTATTTTAGCTGAACTTGACAAGCAAGGTGCTATTGAAGAAAACATGATGTTCTTGGACCGTGCAACTGCATTGTCTATTGATGATATGCTTGCTGATCAGAATTCTTACGGTGCTGGTGGTACTTCTTACGGTGTATTTAACAACGAAGAAGATATGGCATTGAACTTAGGATTCTCTGGATTCCGTCGTGGTTCTTATGATTTCTACAAAACCGACTGGAAATACTTAAATGACTCTACAACTCGTGGTGGTCTTGATACTATCGAAGGGGTTATAGTTCCTGCTGGTACTTCTACTGTATACGATGAGCAACTAGGAAAGAACATTTCACGTCCTTTCTTGCACATCCGTTACCGTGCTAATGAAGTTGAAGATCGCAGAATGAAGTCTTGGGTTACTGGTTCTGTTGGTGGTGTTCGTACGAATGCTGTTGACGAAATGAACGTACATATGTTATCTGAGCGTGCACTTTGTGTTCAAGCAGCTAACAACTTCGTTTTATTGACGAAATAGTAATTATTATTGCCCTCGCCTTTATGGCGGGGGTAATTATATCTTTTATTTAATTATATTATATTATGGCAACAGCTAAAAAACCTGCAGCTAAAAAGGCTGCACCAAAAAAAGAAACGCCCGTAGAGGCGCCGGTAGTATCATTTGATAATATCGACAAACCACTAGAAGGACCTGCAAAACCTAAGTGGGAATATAAAGACCGTTTATACGAATTAACTAGCGATCAAAAGCCTTTAGTTTATTCAATACCTTCTAAGCATTCCGCTAGTAAGCCTTTATTATGGTTTGACGAAGAAAAAGGATACCAGAGAGAACTTAGATATGCTACTAACCAACGTTCTTGCTTTGTAGATGAGCAAAAAGGTGAGGCTACTTTAGGTAGAATTGCTTTCCGTAATGGGGCATTGTCTGTACCTAAGGAAAATGTAACATTGCAAAAGTTTTTATCATTATATCACCCCTATACAATTAAAGGTGTTATAAAAGAATACAAACCGGATGTTATTGCTGAAAACCAAGTTGACTATATTGAAACAGAACTTGAAGCTATGAATATGGCGGTTTCTTTAGATATTGATTCAGCCGAAGCAATTATGCGTGCAGAATTAGGATCTGGTGTGTCTACCATGAGCTCTAAGGAGCTTAAAAGAGATTTGCTTGTATTTGCGCGTAATAATCCAGGTTTGTTCTTAGAGTTAGCTAATGATGATAATGTGCATTTGCGCAACATCGGTATTAAAGCTACGGAAATGGGTATTATTAAATTATCCCAAGATCAGAGAACATTCTCTTATGGTCAAAACAATAGAAAACTTATGACGGTGCCTTTTGATGAGCACCCGTATTCAGCACTTGCTGCATACTTTAAAACAGATGAAGGTATGGAAGTTTTAAGTGCCATTGAAAAACGACTTTAGGTCATAAAGTAGGGGTCGTGAAAGCGATCCCTATTTTTTTTTAAATACATATAATTATGAGTGTAAGTGTAAACACTGTTTATCAAAAAGTTTTAGCCGTACTCAATAAAGAGAAGCGAGGATATTTACCGCCAAATGAATTTGAATATATGGCGAACATTGCTCAATTAGATATTTTTGAGCAATATTTTTATGATATAAATCAGTTTAGTAGAATGCCTGGTAATAATACTGAATATGGGGATATACTTACATTATTAAACGAAAAAGTTAGTTTGCTTGAAAAGACAAGTGAGCTAGACTATAATTCTGTAGCGCAAAGATGGCTAAAGCCTACAGATTTATATAGGATTGGCAGCATTGTATATGATCGTAACGACTTACCCAGCGAACCAAGGCTTCCAGTAGAATGTGAGCGTGTTACTAGAAATGAATGGTTATATATAGCTGCTTCACCATTATCTGGTTTATCGAAAAAAAGGCCGATATTTATAGAATATGAAAACGGTTATGAAATTTATTTTGATCCCACGCAACAGTTTACAATATTAGACGACAACGAGTCTAAAATATTTGCAAACTATATACGTAAACCTTTACCTGTAAAATGGACCTATAACACAGTAAATGGCGCGGCAATATATAATGCATCAGCCTCTGATAAACAAGATTTCGAGCTGCACCCATTAGACGAAACAGAGCTTGTATTTAAAATACTAGAACTTGCAGGTGTTGCATTAAAAGACCCTTCTATAGTGCAAATAGGTGCAGGTATGGATGCTCAGAAATATCAACAAGAAAAATCGTAACGCATGGCATTATTAAATGAAACAGCAGAAAGCTACTACAACGATGCTAATAATTATGGCGACTACCAATTTATTACGCTTGACGACATTATAAACAATTTTATGATGGCTTATGTTGGTGAAGAAAAAATTATCAACAAGGTTAAAAGAACAGACGTTGCATTTCACACACAAAGAGCTATTCAGGAGTTAAGCTTTGATGTATTACCTTCAACAAAATCTATAGAAATAGATTTAGGTCCAGCGTTGACCATGATATTACCTCAAGATTACGTTAATTACATTAACTTTTCTTGGACGGATAATAGTGGTGTGCAACATATCATATATCCCGCTAGAAATACAAATAATCCAACTGCGCCTTTACAAGACAGCGATTATGATTATTTATTTGATGAAAACGGTATACAGCTTGTAGCAAATGAGTCTACCACGCTTTCTAAATTTAAAGATGCTGAAAACGATGTAAATACAAATAGCAATAGCTTATCCAGCGATACTGATATATTTGATTTATATAGATATGGTAATCGCTACGGGCTAAATCCTGAGATAGCTCAAGCTAATGGTGTTTTTTATATCGATCAAAATTCAGGTGTAGCTAGGTTTAGTTCTGCATTAGCTGATAAGGTTATAACCTTAAAGTATATAAGTGACGGACTAGCTACTGATGCTGAAATTAAAGTGCATAAATTTGCTGAAGAAGCCATATACAAATACCTTGTGCATGGAATATTAGCTACCAGAGCTAATGTGCCGGAATATCAGGTAGCTAGATATAAGAAAGAGCTAAGAGCTGCAAAGCGTAACGCAAAGCTTCGCTTGTCTAATCTAAAGATAGCTGAGCTTGCGCAGGTAATGAGAAATCAATCTAAGTGGATTAAACACTAAGCGATGCCAAAACTAACAAGAAACTTTTTAAAAGGCCGTATGAATAAAGACCTCGATGAGAGGTTGGTTTCTAAAGGCGAATATAGAGATGCTCAGAACATACAAATAAGTACTTCTGAAGGCAGCGATATTGGTGCTATTGAAGCTATGCTTGGCAACACTAAACTTGCTAATGCCCCGGATAATCAAACTTGGACTAATCTATTTGGCTTAACTTCACCCGTGGTAATTGGTGCAGCTAGAGATACTCAAAATAATAAAATATATTGGTTTATAACTTCAGCTGCAAGTAATGTAGATGCAATATTAGAATACAGCGAAAGCGACAACAGAATTGTACCTGTAATTGTAGATGCACGGAGTGTAGACCCGGTATTAAACTTTAATGTTGATTACCTCATAACAGGTATAAATATTATTGACGGTATGCTGTTTTGGACAGATGATCTTAATGAGCCTCGCAAAATTAATATTGAAACGTTTAAAGCCGGTAGTGCAGCGAATACAACTAGTTTAAACGCTACTACACAAGTATATAGACCTACATCACTACCCCCTGAACCGGTTTTACAAA